GGGTGGGGGGGGGGGCCTGGGCCCCCCACCATGCGCGGGCCCCCCCGTCCAGGGGGTCAGGCGACCGGGCAGGCCGGGAGGGTCTGGGCGCCGGTCTCGCCAGAGGCGCAGACGGGGACGGTGACGATGCGGGTGTCCACGGACCGGTCGACCAGCGCGACGCATTCCTCGGTGAAGAGGGCGGTATAGTCATTGGTCGAAAATTTGCTCGAATCGTGGATGGCGCCGAGGTTGACCTCTTCACCACGGCCGATCTGGAGCTGGCCGGCCGGGTAGATGAGGAAGTCGATGCTGTCGGGCCACGCGGTCGCCGGGGTGGCGCCGCCGATGTCGGTCGGGACGGCCGGGCCGAGGCCGCGCGCCCACTGGGGCATGATGCCGATCTCGGAGAACAGGCTGATGATCTCGGCGGTGGACACCTCGTCCTGCGACACACCGTTGCGGCGCGCGAGGTCGGCGAGGAACAAGTTCCGCGCCCAGTACGGGAACACGACCTCCAGCGACGTCGTCTCGCACAGCGAGTGCCGCTCAATCATGTCGGCCGCCTGGAGCGCGACCGCGCCGAACACCGCCGACAGACCGGCGAACGTGGCGGGCACAGTGACCGCGGTCGCGGAGGCGACGGCCTGGGCGAACAGCTCGGCCTTGATCCGGATCTCGTGCGCGACCATCGAGTTCCTGAGGTACCAGCTCACGAGCTCGGGGAAGTGGCGCTGCGTCAGAATTCCCGCTTCCAGGCAGACGCCGATCGCGTCGCATCGGACCTCCGTCGGATCCGGGCACGGGATCTTGTAGCACGGCTTGGTGGCGCCGCTGATGTCGTCCGCCTCGGTATGCACCCACGTCAGCGCGGCGACATCGAGCGACGGGGTCTTGAAGTACCTCAGCCCACCGCGGGTGAGCTGGATCTCGGGGGCGTCCCACAGAAGGTCGGGACAGGCCACGTCCACGATGTCGTACAGCGTCTCGGACGGGGCGCACCAGCCGCCGCTGGCGGCCAGGTCGCCCTTGGGCAGGCGCCGCTGGTTCGCGGCGTGCAGCGCCACGGTGGTGCCCTCGGGAGCCGACGAGGAGTCGGTGACGGTCAGCTCGCGGGCGAACGGGTGCCGGTACGAAATGACCTGGCCCACGCCACCGCCTGCCGTCTTCAAAGCGTTGGCGCGGGAGATGATGCCAGCGGTGATGTCCTTGAAGTCCAAGGCGGCCCCGGGGGTGTAGCCGGGGACGTCGACGGCCGCGGTGATGATCGTCCCCGGGGCCGGGGGCTCGGGCAGGACACGCGGCTGGCGGCGCCGGACCCCGGACAGGTCCAGAGCCGGGCGGCGGGCGAGCGAGGCCGTGGCGTCGGGAGCGGGCGCCGGATCGGCCGGCGGCGCAGGGGCCGGGTCGTCGGCCGGGGCATTGTCGGCCGAGTCGCCACCCTCGGGAGCCGGGTCACCCCCCTCGGGCGCGGGGTCGCCGCCGCGGACCTGAGCGGCCAGGGCATCGATCTCGGCGGCGGCCTGCTGCGCCGCCTCCTGGCGGGTGTTCTGCTCCTGCCGGATCTGCTCTACCGCAGTGGCCAGGGCACGCAGCCGGACCATGTCGTCGCCGCTGACGACCGAGGACGTAGAGCGGGCGTCGAACGCGGCTACCGCGCCGTCGAGGGCATCGGCGAGAGCGTCGTCCGTGAGTGCGGTGAGGTCTTCGGGGATCTCGAACTCTTCGGCCATGGGCCGGTCTCCTGTGATCGTCCTAGGAGACCCGGCCCAAAACCAGCAGTCAGTGTCGCGATGTGTCGAATGTTAGCCCGTGGAGGCGTTTTGCCCGGGGTGTCCGGCGCCACCACCACAAGCCGATGTTCAGGCCGGCGCGGTGGTGGGCTCGTCGGCCTTCACGGTGGAGGTGGTCGCGCCCTTCTCACGGACGGTGCTGCCCTCGTACCGCCGGGCGACGCCGTCAGCGCTCGGCTTGGACGCGCTGGTGTAAACCACCTTGCCGGCGTCCGTGACGACCTCGTACTGCTTGCGGTTCTTGCTGCCGCAGTTGCATCCCATGTCAGTGACCTCCGTTGACTTGTGCCGCCAGGCCGGCGGCGACTTCCGCCCGCGCGGGCGCGAGCTGCTGGGAGAGGCGCTCCACCTCGGCTCGGGCGGCGGCACGGGCCGTCATCCGCCGTTCCAAGGCGTCGGCCAGGACGTCGACCAAGGTGTGGTCGTGGGCCAGCGCGGCGGCCAAGACAGCGGGGGCGAGGTCGCCACGGCTGGTGTTCGCATGTCCGGACGCGCGGTCCGTTTGTCCGCCCAGGTCCGTGTCCGGGTGTCCGGGCGCCGGGTCCGGGTTGGTGAGCGCCTGTGCGGCCGATGCGGCGAGCGCGAGGTTGGAGCGTTCCGCGACGGCGGACGCGAGCAGTGGCGAGGAGTGGCCGGGCACGGGGACGGACAGCACCGCGCGGAGCTGCCACCGGCCGCCGTTGCCCTGCCGCATGTGGTAACTGGGCTGGCACGCCTGGAAAACGGTGCGGTCCCACTCGCTGAGCCAGGGCGCGGCTGCGCCGCTGAACCACATGCCCCGCTCGTTCAGGCCGACCGCGATGACCCCGGCCACGGTGCGGGTGTCATCGAACTGACAGGCGCTGGTCTCGCACTCGGCGCCGTCCCTGTGATGGCCCACATTCATCGTCATAGCCCCGGCCCGCACCGTGGAGCCGTCGTCCAGCCGGAACTTGGCGCGCAGGAAGTGCGACATGTCGATGTCGCCGAGCGACTCGATCGTCAGGTTCCGGCCGGGCATCCCCGCGTGCGGCTCGCCAGCCTGGGCGACCCACCCGAAGATTCTGCCGTCCGCGTAGTGGACTCCGCCCGACCCGGGCGGCAGTTCCTCGGTGGTCGGCTCGCGGAACCACGTCGCGGGCATGGGCGCGGTCTTGCGCATCGCCGTCCACGCGGAGGCTTCCAGCTCGCGGATCTCAACGTCCTCCGGGTCGCCGTCACTGGCGGACGCGGTGACCTCGGGGCCTTCAGGCAGCGAGGAGGCGCCTACGTACAGGCCGCGCGACAGGCGGACCAGGTGGCCGGCGGCGGTCTCGCGCTGAAGGTGCCCGCGGGCCTGGGTGATGGTCATCCCCAGCGCGTTGGCGACGTGCCGGGCAGTGACGGCGGTCGGCGACGACGACACGTAGGTGATGACCTGGGCGGCGACGTCGCTGGTGGCGAGCACGGTCGGCGGGGGACAGGCGGCGGTCTGGTCGGGCGGGTCAAGCACGATCCGCGCGCGGTCGTAGGCCGGCATAGACACCAACGTCGCGCCGCGCACTCGGCCGCGGGTGATCCGCATCAGCACGTCGCCTGCGGACTCGGAGTGCACCACCTCGCCGCGCTCGGGGTCGTCAGGGTCGCCTGCGGCGGCGGTGATGCCCGAGGCCGACAGGGCGGCGCGTACGGCTTCGGCGGACACCAGGCCGTCGGCGGTGGTGGTCCATTCGACGGTGCCGGTCGTTCGCAACAGGGTGTTCCCGCTGGCGGTCCAATCGGTGGCCTTGGCGGCGCGGATCATCCACGCGTCGTCGGGGAGCTGCAGCAGACTGGCGGACGCGAGCGACGCAGCGAGCACGACCTCGTCGGCCCGCTCGTCCTCGGCGGGGCGGCGGTCCACGAACTCGACGTCGACGTCGTCCAGGTCGACGCTGATCCCCAGCGGCGCCTCCTGCTCCAGCAGCATCACGGCGTCAGCGCCGGCCCACCGGTTGAGGTACAGGTCGCCGGTGGCGGTGATGCGGTCGCCGTCCCGGCCCATGGTGCGGATCGCGCCGGCGAGCTCGGCGCCTTCGTGACCGGCGAGCATCTCGTCCGCGTACTGCAGCGGCCACGGCCCGCCCTCCCAGTACAGCGAGCCGGGAGAGAAGATCCGGCCGTCGCCAGTCTCCTGGTTCTCGAAGGCGATCGCGGTGTCGTCAGGCGTGGTCCACGTCCGTACGGGGTTCCACTCCTCCTCGGGCAGCACGCCGCCCGCGGCGCTGAGCGGCCCGAGGTGGATGTCGGTGGCGTCCCCGCCGAAGGTGACGCGGATCCGGTCGAAGGTGACGTCGCCGACGCGGGCGGTCAGCTCGGGCAACAGGGCCGGGTCGGCGGAGTACGCGGCGCAGATGTGCGGCACCCACGGGCTGTGCTGTTCCGGCACCAGGTCGGGATCCATGTCCGCGCCGTTGACGGCGTCGGCGGCGACGTGGTGGAACTGGGCGAGGTACGGGTACAGGTCGTCGTCGGGGCGCTCGTCGCCGGACAGGTCGCCCACGGACCACACCCACGCCGGGGTGTCGCTGGTGGGGTTCCACTGGGCCGCGCCGAACGCGCGGGCGGTGAACGGGCCGCGCAGGACGTCGGCGGCGTACCGGGCCAGGCGCGAGATGATCGACGCGCGCTGCTCCGCGCCGTACGCGGCGCCGTCGCCACCGAGGAAGAACAGCGTCAGGTGCAGCTCGGCGGGGTCCTCGCCGCCGTCGACGGCCAGGCGCTGCGCCTCGTCATCGGTGGGGATGAGCGCGATCATCCCGCCCTGTAGGTGGGAGTTGTCGGCCGCGGTGATGCGCCCGCTCGCCCGTAGTTCCTCAAGTTCGTCCACGAAGGTCACCTCATTTTGTGCGGCCGACAAGTCGGTTTCGCCTTGGTCTTCCAGGTCCGCGCGGGCGTAGCCGAAGGCCGGCCAGCACCGGCAGTTGACGACGAGCTCGGGCGGCGCGGCCGGATCGCCGGGGGCGTCCATGGCGACACCGGCCACGGTGAACGGATCGCCCAGCAGCTGGATTTGCCCGTTGACGTGGGCGTGAGTGGAACGGGTGCGGTCGTCGGAGTGCGCGCGCCACTGCTTGACGACGGGCCGCTCTCCTTCGGGCATGTCCCGGGCGGCGGCCACCTGAGCCCCGCACCACGCGGTCGATGCTTCGGTGCGGGCGATCCGGTCGGCGCGGCCGGGGTCGAGGGGGCCGCCGTCGCGGGTGAGCGCGGTCACGACGCGGTCGGCCAGCTGCTCGCGGTCGTCCTCTGCGGCGAGGCCCGCCTCGAGCGCGGCCCGTGCCGCGTCCTGGAGCCGCGTCCCGATGTCCGCCAGCCGGCCGGTCGATGCGTGGAGCAGGTCGCGGACGCCGGACGGCAGGGTGTCGGGGTCGTTGTTGTTGCGTTCCGGCA